CTCACGAAGTTAAGTTGTGGAGAAACTACTTAAATCAAAAAGACTCCAGGTACAGACACAGGCTTGTGGTGTGGGACTCAGAGTTTAACTTCAAAGGACTTAGTAAAGAATTTGCATTTCTTGATACAGCCATTGAGTTCTGTGTAGGCGCTGCAATAAAAGATGACAATCTTCTTGTTAGTTTTGGAGTTCAAGATAACTGTGCATTTATTCTTGAAGTTCCACAGAACGTTGTGAATGAGATGATTACGGAGGCGCTGTCTTATGGGGCTTAAAGAACTGACTATTGACCTAGCATCAAACACTAAAAGTGCTGAAAAAAACTTTGCTTTAGCAGAAGAGTACGAAAAACTAAAACAGCACTCCTCTGCTGCTGGGTTCTTCTTACGAGCCGCAGACCTTGGGTACAAGACTAATCCGCTATTAACCTACACCTCCTTGATAAAGATGGCGCTGTGTTGGTCAAGACAACAAGACAGAAGCGCCACTGTTCTAAATACCTTGCATCATGCTATTGCGTTTATGCCAACAAGACCTGAAGCATACTTTGCACTTGCTCGTTACTATCAGTACAGAAAAGAGTGGCAAAAGGCTTATACCTTTGCAGAGTTAGGGCTTCAGTTTGCAGGAAATCCTTTAAATAATCCACTCCCAGGTTGGACTGAGTACTACGGCTCTTATTGTTTGTTGTTTGAAAAAGCAGTGGCTAGTTGGTGGATAGGACGTAAAGAAGAAAGTAAAGTTCTATTCCAGCACCTGCTCGATGACCACAAAATGGCTCCAGAGTATGTCAACGGATGTCTAAACAATATGAGGTTATTTTAATGTTTCCTAATTGGTTTAGAGATGTTGAAAAGTATTTTCGTCATGTTCCAACAACAGAGTTACGAGCACTTCAAGTAGGTGCTTACACAGGTGATGCCACTTTATGGTTATTAAACAACCGCAACATAACTACTATTCACGATGTAGACACTTGGGGAGGAAGTCAAGAAAAGGCTCATGAGACATTAGACTTCACATCAGTTGAGGAGTTTTACGATTCTAGAACATCAGACCTAAGAGTTGTAAAATGCAAAATGACAAGTGACGAGTTCTTTAGCATTAATGATAAGACCTTTAACTTTATCTATATTGATGGAGACCACACGGCTCTACAGACTGCCCTTGACGGGTTAAACGCCTTTAAAGTCCTAGAAAGCGGCGGAATAATGGCGTTTGACGACTACCTATGGAACTATGACGGAAACCCGTTTAATGAGCCTAAAAGGGGCGTGGACGCCTTCCTAGCGGTATGCCAAGGACAGTACACACTCATTGAATCTGGTTATCAGGTTTGGATTAAGAAGTGTTGAGCAACGCTACCTTTGAAGTCTTTCATACGGATACTGGAAATGAAGTAAGGAACCGTTCTTATGAGGGTATTTTAAAGAGAATGTCTTTTTTGCCACGTCTTGGTTCACCAACAATGTACTTAAACACAGCAGATAAAGCAGAGGACTTTATAAATGAACATCCTGAGTTTAAAGTTAACACTGTTTACGACTACGCACAGCCAGGTGAGACCTTTCCTCCAAGCGCAGGAGTGGTCGGTGTTTGGGCAAGTAATTGGATGGCTTACAAAACGTTTCTAGAAACAGACAAGGATGTACTCCTCATATTTGAGGATGACATTGTGTTAAGTAAAAACTTTGAAACTATTACAAACTTTTATATGCAAGAACTTTTGCCTACTTGGAATTTCTTTTCACTTTTTGTTCCTGATGACTCTTTGTTTGCGTACAAACCAGAAGAACACGACATCTACGAAGAACACGTCTGCAAGTCATACCAACAATGGTCCTGTGCAGCCTATGCAGTCAGTAGACGTGGAGCAGAAAAAGCACTAAAAGACATCGCTACACGTGGGATTACAGCGCCCGTAGATTGGTATGTGTTTAACTTTAGGATGAAGCAAGAGCAAGACCAAATGCGCTTTGCAACTTACACGCTAAAGCCAGAGGTGTATCAGCCAGTTAAACTGTTGCTAGAAGCAGCAGTACATAGCCAAATACATCGTGGCAGTACTGAGTTGTTACATACCACCTAGCATTAGAACGTCAGAAACTGTCGCACTTCCTGAAGGCGATGTACCCGCAGTTCCTTGAGTACCAGTGCCAGTAGCACCTTGTATACCTTCAGTTCCTTGTACACCCTGTGTACCTGCTCCAGTAGTTCCTTGAGCACCAAGAGTTCCTTGGGTTCCTTGGGTTCCCTGAGAACCAACGGTACCTTGAGTTCCTTGAGTTCCTTGCTGACCTTCAACACCTTGCACACCCTGTGTACCTTGGGTTCCCTGTGCACCAGTGTCTCCCTTGTCACCGACACGTGCAAACGTTACGTACAGATTGTCGTTGTTTACAACAGACAAAGTTCCTGTTACATATGCAACTGGAACGCTGTAGTAAGCGCCACCACTCTCGTGCGTGTGCGCACCTGTGATTTGGAAGAAAGCAAAACTACTTGGGTCTCCAACCTCAGTAAACTTTATTGTTCCCTTGATTCCAGAAGTTGAGTCATCAATTGTGGCAAGTAGTTGTGTAATATCATTTGAATTAAAGTCAACGTTGTCTATGTACATGACTGAAGCACTAGCAATAGTGGCGTTGTTAAACTTTAGATTACCGTTTCCTGGGTCGGTATTAGTGACGTCTGTAAGGAAATTATATTCGTGGGTCTCTCCACCGAATGTACCTGTAGCACCCTGTGTACCTAGAGTTCCTTGAACGCCTTGTACGCCTTGTACGCCTTGAGTACCCTGCGTGCCTTGAGTTCCTTGAGTTCCTTGCTGACCTTCAACACCTTGAGTTCCTTGAGTACCCTGCGTGCCTTGAGTGCCTTGAACGCCTTGAACTCCTTGAGAACCAATCTCTCCTTGAACTCCTTGAGTACCCTGAGTACCCTGAGCACCTAAAGTTCCCTGAGTGCCTTGCGTGCCCTGCGAACCAATCTCACCCTGTACACCCTGTGTACCCTGCGCACCAGTCTCACCAAGAACGCCTTGGGTTCCTTGTGTGCCTTGAGTACCCTCAGTTCCCTGTGTACCCTGAGTACCTTGGGCACCTAAAGTTCCCTGAGTGCCTTGAGCACCTAAAGTTCCCTGTGTGCCTTGAGCACCGACAGTTCCCTGAACGCCTTGAGCACCAGTAGTTCCTTGAAGACCTTGAAGTCCACCATAACCAAGTGAGTTCCAGGCAGTGCTGCCGTTACCTATCTTGATTTTCTGTGTGTCGGTCTCAATACCGACTTCACCAGCGGCAAGAGTTGGGTTATTGACGAACCACTCATTTTCGGTACCACGTCGTAGTTGTATGCGTACTGCCATGTTATAGAGTCACTCCTCCACCATCGTAGGAACTTGTGTAAGCGTCGCTTCCAGCGTTTTCATCTCCGCCTTCTGCAGTTGTATCGTAGGTATCAGAGCCAGCGGCTTCATTACCGCCTTCAATAAGGTCTGCATCAGCAATAGGAACTAGTTGAAGCCAAGAAACGCCATCAAAAGCATACAGACGACGTTCATCTGTGTTCCAGTAAAGGTCTCCTGGATATTTTCCAAGGGGAATGTTCTCGGTTGCGAAAACATTTACTGGAACTAAGGCTTTTTTACTCATTATCCAATAACCGCCACGACGTAAGAGTCAGTTGTTGGGGCTTCTGCAAACTTTACAGTGACTGTGTTAGTTGTTGATTTTTCAATATCTACAACAACTTCCTCATAGTTTGCAGCGGCGTTGTATACAGAGACAAGTACACCACGTGTTCCAAAGTTGTGTGTAATTGTGAACGATGTCGCACTGTTATCGCCGATTGTTGTTGTGTACTTACGAGCAACTGTGGTTGTGTCAATTGCAACGTCATCAGAGTTGGCTACGATACCTGTTCCAGCACCAACATTGAATGTTGTGCCAGTCTGCGTTAAACCGTTTCCAGCAGTGAAGGCGCCTGCGCCTGAGAACTGTGTGAAGATTAGGTTTGTAGAGTTAAGGGTAATAGCCTCATTTGTTGAGAGAACCCAACCAGTGTCTGCTTGTCCACCTTCTTCTACAAAGGTAAAGAGACCTGCAGTTACTTCACCAGTCTCGTTGGCATCTTCTGCACGAACAAGTACCCAAGCGGTTGAGCCAGAGCCCTTGTGGGAGACAGAGTAAATACCGTGGTAAGCACGATTTCCACCAGACTCATTCTTTACAAGAACTCGTTCGTTGTTTTCTAGTGCAACAGAGTCAACTGATAGAGCGGCATTTGCGTTAGCAGTGAGTGTTCCACCATTAGCACTGGTATAGGTGTATGCAGGAAGTGCTGAGGCTGTTGCTGCTCGTACAGATTCTTTAACATCAAGTCCTTGAGCAACGCCATCTACGTAATCCTTTGTAGCAATAACTGCTGTGTCTACAGCGATTGTGTAAGTCTGTTGTGCACCGTTGTAAGTTGTTTGGATACCAGTTCCTTCAACAACTACAGTCTGCAGAGCATCGTTTACACGTTGTACTGAGAAGTATAGATTTGTGGAACCTTCTGGAACATCATCAGTATCAGCAATTGTTGCTGTGATATCGCTAGTAAGGGCGATAGTACCTGATGCATCTGGAAGACTGATAGCGTTATTGGCAGTTGGAGTAACTGCATTTAATGTTGTTGTGTATTGAGTGCCCTCAAAACCTGCACCAGTAGTAGCAGAGAAGGCATCGAATGAGACCTGGTCTCCAGCCTTTGTTAAGGCGTAACCTGCAGTGATTGGGTCGGTCGTACCAGTAGCACCCGTTGTACCTTGAGTACCTTGAGTTCCCGCAGTGCCCTGGGCACCTACAGTGCCTTGAACGCCTTGTGCAGCAATTAATGTCCAGTAAGTTCCTTCTGTAGGAGTGTCTCCAGTGTTGCCACCGTGAGCGTCGATGCGGTACCAAGTCTGTCCTGCGTATGTTGCAACATCGCCGACTGCGTATGAAGTTCCAACACCATAAGCACCAGTAAAGTTCCAAAGTGCTGCTGTACCTTGAGTACCTTGGGCTCCAGTTGTTCCTTGTGAACCGACTGTACCCTGTGCACCGACTGTACCTTGGGTACCGTTAGCACCGTCTAGACCTTGAATACCGTCTGCACCTTGAGTACCTTGAACGCCCTGAGTTCCCTGAACGCCCTGAACGCCCTGTTGTCCTTCGACGCCTTGGGCTCCTTCGGTACCTTGAGTACCCTGAGCACCTAAAGTTCCTTGAGTACCCTGTTGTCCTTCAGTACCTTGAACTCCCTGTGCACCTTCTGTACCTTGAGCGCCCCCTGTACCTTGAGCACCTTCTGCTCCCTGAGCACCTGTAGTGCCCTGTACGCCTTGAGCACCCGTTGTACCTTGAGCACCTTGAGCACCGATATCACCAGTACGAGCAAATGTAAATAAAAGTTCATCGTTATTGGTAAAGGTTCCGTTACCAGATACGTAAGCAACATCTATATCAAACCAGTTTGGTGCTGAATCTGTAAGGCCAGAAATTGTGTAGAGTGCAAAGACAGATGTATCAAATTTCTTAGATACCTTTACGTGACCCTTGATGGTTGAAGTTGAATCATCAATTGTTTGTAAGAAGTTAGAGATGTCGTAGTTACCATCAGCAGGATTATCATCCAGTGCAATGTGTGAAACTAAAGTTAAGTTAGCATTATTTAGACGAGCAAAATTATCGCCTGGGTCTGACATAGTTGTGCTATTACTGAATGTATATGCAACTGTAATACCACCAAATGAACCTTCAGTACCTTGTGTACCTTGTGTACCTTGTGTTCCCTGAGCACCTAAAGTTCCCTGTGTGCCTTGCGCACCCTCTGTACCCTGTGCACCTTCGATACCTTGTGAACCTTCAGTACCTTGCGCACCTTCAGTGCCCTGAGCACCTTGGGCTCCTAAAGTTCCCTGTGTTCCTTGAGAACCTTCCGTACCTTGTACGCCTTGTGTACCAAGAGTTCCTTGAGTTCCCTGAGTTCCTTGGGTTCCCTGTACGCCCTGCTGCCCTTCAACACCCTGTGTACCTTGAGTACCCTGTGTACCGTTAGAGCCATCTAAACCTTGTGCACCATCGGTGCCTTGCGTTCCTACTGCTCCCTGCGCACCAACTGTTCCTTGTGCACCAACTGTTCCTTGTGCACCTACTGTTCCTTGTGCACCTACTGTACCCTGTGTACCGTTTGCGCCATCAAGACCCTGTGCACCTGCAGTACCTTGCGCACCGACAGTTCCCTGTGCTCCAGTGGTACCTTGTGTACCTTGCGCACCAGCACTTGTGCTAGCCCATGCACTTCCGTTCCAAACACGGAGAAAACCAAGAACAGTATCAAAATAGATTTGACCAACTACTGGTGTTGCTGGCGCAGTTGCTAAGTTCTGAATTCGAGCATTCTGAAGTTCTAACTTAGTTAAGTCAATGGGGGTTAAGTACTTGCGTGCCACTCAGGGTCTCCTTAAGATAGGTAGGCTTTGCCACTAAATGCTGCCGAAAAGGTGAGAACAACTTGATTCCGAGTGGTGTACGCGATTTCGCCCTCAACGATTGTACCTGCAGAATCCAAAACTGTAACGTTAGGATAGAAGTCAAGATTATGACTTATTGTCCAGGTAGCACTAGACACTGATTGCGTGTGAGCGTAGGCCAGGTCTGGGACTACTACTTCTGAGGTTCCTGGCGTTCCATACGAGACGGTTCCAGAAGGCGTGGTTATGCTAATGACGTCGTTTACATACGTCGTTGAGTTAGCCCCTGGTCTTACATATTGGCTCATGGGATAGTCACCTCTTTAGTTACGAAGATTTTACCTGTTACGTATGTCTTTGTAACGCCATTTGCATCAACCATTTGAATATCGTAATAACACGTATTTGGAAGGAGTCTAGTCTGCTCTTCGCTCAGGTCCAACTGCAAAGTACGAATTCCTGCTCCGTCTCCTGTGCCTACATCTGGTTTTGTAACTGCAAAGGAGGTTATTAGCGCTGAACTTCCTGGCATCCGTCTAATTTCAGACGTTGCAGTATAGGTGTCAAGTTCAAAATCAAATACAACGTTGAAGGTGTAATCGTCGCCTTCATAAATGTAGAGGTCTTGAACAATCGCTGTAACTTCTGGTTGTGCACCACCGTATGTTGGGATAGGTACATACACACGAATTGGAGTAGACCTATCATCAACTTCCATTGGTTGATACAACGGAACATAGCGGTTTGTAGTTTTAGAAATTCGACGCACACTGAACACGTCAATTTTGTACATACCAATGCCAAGTTGTGAACACAATTCGCGGTACTGTGCTTGACGAGCCTGAGCCATCTGCATTAACTGTTGATAACGTTCAGAACGTGGAATAGTTACACCATCTGGTGCAAACACGTTAATGTCAAATGCTGCATCATTTGCTAATGCATAGAGCGCTAATACCGATGCATGTACAACTACTGGATACTCTTCAACTCCAGGAAGATTAGCGATAGTCATCGTGCGCCCGAACGAATCTGTGT